AGGCGGTGCGGATTAACCGCACTGCCGTTTATTAATATGCTTACCAAATTATCAGAATTATTTGCATACGAAAACATTGTAAATATTAAAACAAGCAAAGCCCGTGTGCTTTGCTGGAATAACAGAACCATGCTGATTGCGGAAAATAATGCAATGGAAGTTATACAGAAGGAAGTAACTTTTGAAGAGCTGACGGCAGGAATTATATCGGAAGATTATGACTGCATTGTTCTGTTGCTGTTCTCGGCTCTCGTGAGCGCCGACAGCAGCTTTACTCTTGAAAACTTTATTGCTTACTTTAATGATGAAGAAATAGAGGAATACAAAGCTGCAGTGCTGGACGGTATGCTGCATTATATGCCGGGCGAAGAACTTCAGATTGAATTGAACGAAATAAATTCAATGTTCCCCGGCGGTGACGAATCGTTAAGCGGAGCAGATACATGGGCATTCAATTATTTTTTCGTCAAAAAGAATTTCGCAATGACGGATGAGGAATTTTTAAATTCAACCTGGCGCACCATAGCGCTTTTGCAAAGGGAATTGTTAAAAACATCATCTGAATATCAGAAGTCACAAACCGTGTCAGCGGAATATGTTGATATTTAATTTTAAGGAGGATGTGAAAACATGGGTGTTGCCAGAGGAAATATAAAAACTACGCTTGTGCTGGACGGTGAAGCAGCTTACACTGCCGCCATGAGCAAGCTGAAAAGACAGCAGCAGGCATTGCGGGCGGAAGGCCGTGCGCTTGCTTCTACATATGATGAACAAACTACTTCACAGCAAAAGCTGATTGATAAAACTAAAAATCTTGAAAAGCAAATTGAAGCGCAAAAGCAGATTGTTAATAAAAATTGTCAGGAATTGGAAGCACAAATCCAAGCGACCGGTTCAACATCTACGGAAACATATAAATTAAATGCTCAATATAATAATTCAGTTGCAGCTTTAAACAAATTGAAAAAAGAATATGATGCCGTTACCAAGGAACTGAATGATATGCAAAACGGTGCGGAATCACTTGAAACGTTGAAATCCAAGCAGCAGGCATTATTATCAGAGGCTAATAAACTGAAATCCGGATATAATCAGTTAACCAGTGCAGAGAAAAAATTATCTGATGAATCAATTCTTGTAGCTAAGCAAATTGAAAATCAGAAATTAATTGTTAAAAAATATCACGAAGAATTAAATGCAACAATTCAAACTGCCGGCAAAAATTCAGAAGCAACTTATAAAATGCAATCTGAATATAACGATGCAGCTGCAACTCTGAACAATCTTGAAAAACAGCTTAATGCCGTTACCAAGGAACTGAAAGAACAGCAGTCTTCTTTTATGAATGCAGGCAAAATGGGCACACAGTACGGCGATATGATGAAAACCGCCGGGGATAAGATAGAAGGTGCAGGAAGAAAGTTTTCGGTTGTTTCCGGCGCTACTGCCGCGCTCGGCTATACGGCGCTGGATGCTGCAATGGATTATGAAAGTGCATTTACGGGCGTAAAAAAAACTATTGATGCAACCGATGAGCAGTTTGCAACATTATATAACAGTATTATTGATTTATCTACCGAAATCCCCGCAACTGCAGAGGATATTGCAAGCGTTGCAGAGATAGCGGGGCAGCTGGGTATCGGAACAGAGAGCCTTCTTGACTTTACGCAGGTAATGATTGCATTGGGTGAAAGCACGAATCTATCCGCCGAAGAGGCTGCAAGCGCACTTGCAAAATTCGCGAATATAACCGGTATGTCAGAAAAGGATTACGAGCGCTTAGGCTCCGTTATCGTTGGTTTAGGTAATAATTTTGCCACAACAGAGGCGGATATTGTGAATATGGCTATGCGCCTTGCCTCCACAGGTGAAATTACAGGCCTTTCGGAAAGCCAGATGATGGCAATTGCAACATCCTTAAGCTCCGTCGGCATCGAAGCCGAGGCAGGCGGCTCGTCCTTCAGCAAGCTGTTAAAAAAGATACAGCTTGCCGTAGAAACAGGTTCTGGCGATTTGAGCAAATTTGCAAGTGTTTCCAATATGAGCGTTTCCGAGTTTAAGGAGCTTTGGGGCAGGGATGCTGTTGAAGCCATCGGTGCTTTTACACAGGGCTTAAATGATACCGAAAGAAACGGTAAATCTGCTGTGGCTGTTCTGGATGATTTGGATATTAAGGAAGTAAGAATGTCCAATACAATTCTAGCCCTTTCGAAATCGGAGGAAAAGCTGACGGATATTGCGCAGCAGGCAAATACTGCATGGAGTGAAAATACGGCACTTACGGAAGAGGTGGAAAAGCGTTATGCAACGCTTGAAAGTAAGTTTCAGGTTGTTAAAAATACACTGCACGAGGTTGCTATTACATTCGGTGAGGATATGATGCCTTATGCAGAGGCTGCATCCGAAAAAATTAAGGAGCTTGCTAAGTGGTTTAACAGTCTGGATGAATCGCAGCGCAAAAATATTATAAGATTTGCTGCAATGACTACTGCCGCCGGCCCTTTGCTGATGATACTCGGTAAAACAACGGGCACCGTCGGCAGCCTTGCAGCAGGAACGGGCAAATTCCTTCAGGTTATCGGAAAGTTTAAGCTTGACGATACAACAAAGGGTATTACACGCCTTGCCAAAGCAATAATGGAAGTTAACGGCGCAACGGGTGATACAACTGTTCAGGCTGCCGGTATGGTAAAAGCATTGGGCACAGGAAGAAGCCTTGTGTACGGCTCAAAAGAAACGCAGGAAACCATGAATGCCATCGGCGAAGGTATTGATGATTTCAGAAATAAAATTGAGCTGGCAGACGGTTCCGTTGATGCTATAAAAAACAGCCTTGATTTCAGCGAAAAGGACAGCGAGCTTCAGCAGCAGTATGACAATATTCAGAAAAAAATTAATGATATTGCAACAGCAGCTTCCGATGAACGCAGAGCCTTGACGGATAATGAAAAAGAAGAACTTCATACTTTGTTTGAGGAACTGGAATTAATCACCGAGCAGCAGGCAGCCTTATTTAAAGAAACACAGGATAAGATTATAACGCTGATTGAGGCGGAAAACAGCCTTACGGATGACCAGGCGGCAAATTATATTAAAAAAGCGCAAACTGCAAAAACAGAGGCCGTTACGGCTGCAGAGGAAACTGCAGCAGCTAAAATCTCAATCCTTGAAGAAACTATGTCAAAGGAAGATGCAGCGTATAAGGAAAATACAGATCGTATTTATGCCGAACGTGATGTAGAAATTCAGGCAGCGAATGACAAGTTGAACAGCACTATTGATTTAATTACGCAAAAACAGATTGTATTTGATGGCGGTTATGAAACATTTAAGCAGGGCTTTTTCGATTACAATAAGGAAATGTCTGAAATAGAGCAAGCAGCGCAGGAACAGCATTTAAGTAATACGGAAAATAATTGGATCCTCACAGATTTCATAGAAGGTAAAGCATATATAGAGCGCTACAAAAAGAACAAAGAATTTTGCGAAAATTTCCTCGAAACCAATCAAGAAGCAACAGGTGCTTATCTTGAAACTGTTCAGCAAACCATAGATTCAGGTGCCGAGCTATCGGGAGAGCAGGTTGCAATGTGTCTCGAGATTATTGCTGCATATGAAAAATTGCCAGAAAGTTCCAAAAAAGCTTTCGGTGATACAATTGAGAGTATCAGAACTGAAATTCAAAGCTACGATATAAGTGTTGAAAGCCAAAAAATCGGTTCGGATTATGTTGAAGGAATAAAAATCGGTATTGAAAATACCTTGTATAAGATATCTGATGCAGGTAAGAAAATAGCACAAAAATTAATGGCTGGAACAAAAAGCAAAGAGGGTCTGGATGAAAATTCACCGTCCAAAAAAGGAAAAAAGATAGGTAAAGATTATGATGAAGGCATAGCTATCGGCGTAAGCAATAATACTGACCTCGTTGAAAAAGAAGCTGTTGCCCTTGCAGATACGCTTATGTCGGCATCTACACCGAAAAATCCTAAAATTGCACTGCAGCCGTCCATTGAAGCCCTGCAGCGCAGCTATCAGAGTGCGGTTGCCAATACGGCAGCTATGCAGCAGGCCTATTACAGCAATACATATATCAATAATAATAACAGTAATTCCGTTATGAACAATTATAATTCGGGTTCAGACAGCTACCGGGTTGAAAACGCTATTAACAGTTTTAAAAATGAGCTGTGTTTTATGCTGAAATCGGAATTCAAAAGGGCAGACGGCACCTTAACGGAAAGACAGGCAGGGAGGATAATCAAAAAATGTCTGAAAAGTGTAGGTATGTAGCCATAGACGGCAGTGTGGTTTCCTTCGGTACAGACGGAAAGCTGTTCATAGGCCAGGGCCATTTGCGCACATATTCTTGGTTAATTCATTCGGATTACGGGTATATATCCCGCTTCGGCAAGGATGATATATTGACCAAGAATAACACGATTTATATCAGAGGAACACCGCAGGAAGTAAAAGGCATTGCTAATGAAATATTTAATGTTTTTGACAGAGATGTTGAATATAAGAATAATCATCCTGAAAGCAGCGAAACAGGCAGATTATATATCGGTGATTGTTATTTAAAATGCTTCATTATTTCATCCGTTCCCGCGTGCTATCTGACACACAGGTGTTTTTTGAAAAAGGATATTGCACTTGTTACCGATTCGCCGGATTGGATTAAAGAAAAACAATATTCATTTTATAATATTTCAAAATATGTCGGCACAAAAAAATACGCATATAAATATCCCTATGCATATATTTCCGCATTAAATAATGAATTTGTTACAAATGATTTTTCGCAGCAGGCAGATTTTGAATTTGAAATTGAAAATGCAGAAGGCTGTTCGTCTGTTAATCCGTATCTTATTATCGGAAATCAAAGCTATCAGTTTATGATTACGTTGTCGGAAGGCGAAAAGCTGAAGATTAATTCTATTGACAGAACCATTATAAAAACAGATGCAGCGGGGAATACGGAGGATGCATTGTATACAAGAAATAAAGCTTACGATGTTTTTGCCAAAATTCCTGTCGGCAAGCATTATATAACGCTTGCGGAAAATACCAAGGCTTCTGTTAAATTGCTGCAAAAAAGGAGTGAGCCGGAATGGATTTAATTGCAATTGATGCATCCTTTAAAGAACGTTTTATTTTCAGAAACGGTATAGCTGATATAGCAGTCGGCAGTGAAGAGAATAATTTTGAGCTTAATTTTGATTTGTGCTTTTTTGAAAAAATGAAATCCGTAAAATTTATAAGTGTTGATAAAAGCGAATTCGGCGGAAAAATCAATTCCTACAGAATCAATACCGGCGAAAAGAAAGCGGCGCTTTCAGGCACTACATGGCGGGGTATTCTGAATGAAAAGATAATTAAACCGATTTTCGGTAATGATTATTATATTGTTTCGGGAAAGCCGGATGCAATCATCAGCCAGCTGTTGGAAGTTTGCAAATTGAATGAGCTTTTTGCTGTCCGTGAATTTGAAGCTGCAGCGCTTAAAAATTTCCAGCTGAAACGCTATTGTTCTCTGCTTGAAGCCATTAACGATATACTGAACAGCCTTCATTATATTTTGAACTTGGAATATGATAGCGGGAAAGTTTATATTTCTGCATTTCCCGAGGTTAATGATGAAATGGATAATTATGACTGTGATTTTGTAATTCAAAAAAGCATCTGTCCGATTAATCATCTTATTTGTCTTGGAAAGGGCGAATTAAAGGAACGTCAGGTGCTTGATCTGTATTTGCAAAGCAGTGGAACAATCGGAAGAGCACAGTATTATTTCGGCACAGATGAAAGAACCGCTGTGTATGATTATTCCAGTGTGGAAAGCCTTGAAGAATTGGAAAAAAGCGGAATTGAACATTTTAAAGAACTGATCGCCCAAGACGAAAGTGCCGAGCTATCTCTTTATGGCGGCGATAAGGGAATTGGGCAGTTGATAACGGTTTATGAACATATTACCGGCGAAAAATTAACAAAATGTATTTCTAAAAAAATTCTTACTTTAAGTAAAGACAATAATTTAATTCAATACGAGGTTAAATAATATGGGAATTAAAATAATTACCGGGAACACAATTGAAACATCTGTAGAAGCGGCTGATGATAGGGCAATTAATGCCGCTGTTTTCGGAAAGGATGATATTGTATTTGACGAAGGCTCAAAATTCAATGCAGAGCTGAAAAATAATAATACAATTGAAATTTCGGACGGCGGCGCATCAATGCAGGGCGTTGTTTTCAGAATGCCTTACGGGGAAAAAGAAATATTGAGCCTTGATACTTGCTCCCCTGAATATAAAAGAATTGATTTGATATGCGCGAAATATTCAAAAATGGAAAACGGTATTGAGCAGGTTACCTTAACCGTCATTAAAGGAACGGAAACGAAGAATACCCCTGTTGCACCTATTGTGGAAAGAATGAATATTTTTGAAAACGGCATTCTCAGTCATATGCCGTTATACAGCGTGGAACATAACGGAACGAATATTTCCGAGATCAAGAAAGTTTTTTCAACATTTGGATGCAAAATTCTATATGAAGGCCCGATACAAATGGGCAGCGGTGTAAAAATCAACTTGTCTGAGGCAGTCAGCAAGCAGCGAACAGGCATTGTGCTGGTGTGGTCGCCATATGTTGATAATACGAATATTCACTGTCAGTTCATCAAAAAGGAAGCCGTGACGTTCTTTCCGGAAACAACACATTCAACCTTTTTGTGCAATACGGCTTTTACCAAGGTCGCGGCAAAAAGCGTTTATGTGCATGATGATTGTATTTTGGGCAATCCGTATAATACGGCTTCGGGTA